GACTGGTCCCTCGACTTCAGCAGCGGCACCCCCTCGGGCTACACGCTCACTCGCGCCAGCAGCGGCACCTACGTGGACTCCTCGGGCTACGTCGCGTCGGCGTCCACGGACGTCGCCCGCCTCACGCACAACAGCAGCGGCAACCGGCTCGGGCTGCTGGTGGAGGAGCAGCGGGCCAATACGTCCCAGTATTCGGAAGATCCGGCGAATGCGTACTACACCAAGACGAATTCGTCCATCGACAACAACGGCGGGGCGTTCTGGACATCCCCGGCAAACGCATCGGATGCCGTGCTGCTAACACAGAACACAACTACCGGAGTCCATTCAATCAACCGAGCCTTCAGCGGGACCGACTGCTGCTTCAGCGTGTTCCTCAAGAAGCAGACCACCAGCGGCGTCGGTCGGTATGCGACGCTGATCTTCCGCAGAGCCAGCACCGATTATTACCACGCGACATTTGATCTAGACCAAGGAACCACGACGCAGTCGGCCGTGGTGGGAGGCAACGTGACTTCCACCGACCGCGGCATCGAGGCATACGCCAACGGGTGGTATCGCTGCTGGGTGCGGGGAACGCAGGCAAGCGCCACGCAGGCATTCCACGTCGCCCTGGCGACCACCGGGACGCCGACGATGACCTCGAACGGCGAGTCGTTCACCGGGGCGAACACGACCGACGGGGTCTACATCTGGGGTCTGATGCGCGAGGCGAACAACACGCCGCCGACCTCATACATCGAAACGCCGTCGAACGCCTCCGTCACCCGCAGCGCCGACCTGGCGCACGTGCTTGACTCGTCCATCACGTCGTGGGGCGACCCCGGCGCCCTCGTCATCCACTTCTACCCGCCGGGTCAGGCCGGGACGCTCATCTCCACCGACGATGCGTCCACCGCGCAGCTCGGCATCGAAGCCTCCAGCACCACGGCGGCGCGGGCCTTCTGGTCCTCCGGCAGCACCTCCACGGGCACCATCGGAAGCAGCGGGGTGCAGAAGGCCGTCCACTACTGGAACGGCAGCACGTCCAAGTTCTGCATCGGAGGCGGCACCGTGCAGAGCGGGACGAACAACCTGACCATCAGCAACACTGACTTCGTGACGCTCGGCGCGGAGGCTACGGACAGCAGCGGGGTGCCCGGCACCTTCTCGCAGTACGCCAACTGCGTGATCCGAAAGGTCGAGTTCTACAGCGGCACCCTCACCGACGCGAACCTCCAGACGATCACCACATGACCGCCTTCCACGACTACCGCTTTCGATTCCCGACCCGCGCGATGGCCGATGGACTCCTCGCCGTAGCCCCCATCCCCAACGGCTTCAGCGCCGATTACTCGGTCGATCACATCGGGCCGATCACCATTGAGCCGGCCGTCATGGACGGCGACCAGGAGCTGGTGCCGGCCGTGATCGACGCCGGGCACCACGTGAACCTACGCAGCCGGCAGGAGCTGACCGAACACCAGCTGGAGCCGCTGGTGGAGGCCATGGTCTTCCCCGTGAACCCCAAGCGCGTCTGGGCATGAAGGCCGCCGTGCTCATCCTCGCGGTGTCCGGTTGCTCTGCAACGGCCACGATTGCTCAAGAGACGAACACGGTGCGCCTCCGCGCCAGTAGCGCCCAGAAGCACCTCGCCGTCGTGGAGGCAGACCTGGTCGCCATCCAGGCGGCCGCCGCCGAGGTCCACGCCGCTCTCCCCGGCGCGGAGGACCGCGACTCCCAGCTCCTTACCACGATCCAGTACGCAGCCATCGGCGGCGCGGTGATGGTCGCCGGCGGCGTCATCTACACCCTGATCCAGAAGCTCAAGAAATGACCACCGAACAAGCGTCCATCCTCCTCTTCGTGACGCTGCTGGCGGCGTTCGCCAGCGGCTGCTCCATCGGCATCACCTACGCCCGCAACAACCCCAAGAAGAAGGCCCGCCATGCCTCTGCTCGCTGATTTCTCCTCCTTCCTCGGCTCGCTTTGGTTCGCCCTCCTGCTCGGCGTGGTCGGCGTCGGCTTTGGATTCTGGTACTGCCGGAAGTCGAAGTGAGGTTCTTCTGCTGCTGCAACACGAACACGCCGTGCAGCCCCTGCCCGGCGCGGCCGGCTGACTTCGCCACACGGGACTACCGGATCTTCATCCCGGCTATCTCGCCTGGGCAATTCGGGAAGCCCAATTCAGGCGGCAACCCGAACGCCGACCCATGCGCCGACAACGTCGGCTACGACCACGGCTACTGCGCGGTCCATGAACCAGGAGCCTTCCTGTACGCGAGCCGGCGCCTCGGCCCATGCCCGCCTGGAACGGCCACCGGATTTTGTTTTGCCGGCTACGGCCCGAACGGCGGAGCTCTTGGAGGAGTGGTCAGCCCAAACATCGTCCCGTACTTCGCTGGCCTGGACGAACTCGGGCGTGATCCCGTGACGCTTGCGACTCCGGCCGTGATCCAATGGGAGACGCCGGGCGGCGGAGCTCCTGCGGAAACACGCATCACGCTCGTCCTGGACCGTCGCTGCGACGCTGGCTTTACGCCGATTTGCAGCTCGTCATGCGCGAACAGAATGTGGATCAGCGTCGGCTGGGCTTGGTTCGCATCCGTAACCTACGTCGATGCGTCCTGCGTCACGCAGACCACGACGCTCGCCATGAGCAAGGCAGGCACCTACGTCTCTGATCCGTTCGTAGGTGCGTTTCCCGAAACGCTGTATTTGAAGTCAGCATCCGTCCGTCCTTCCTACGTTCCGCCGACGGCCACTCCCGGCGATTGGGGATGCGGCTACGCGCACCACAACGGCGGCGGCAACCCAGGCGACTTCTTCTTGCCGTCTGTCTGTCCCTTGAGCTACCAGGCCGACGGCCAGCTCGCACCCCCGTTCGAGATCCCGACCACGATCAGCATCCAGAGGTACGCATGAACGAGGCGCTAGAGGCGGCCATGGCCAATGCGAACGCGCCCCAGCGGGCGCCCGGTCTCGGCGACGCCGTGGCCGCCGCGACCAAGGCCGTGGGGGTCAAGCCCTGCGGGGGCTGCCGGCGGCGCCAGGAGGCGCTGAACCGGGCGACGCCTGGCTGGGCTTCGCGGCTGCTCGGGCGGCTTGGAGTCGGCGCAGCTCGTCCCGGACGATCTCCCGCACCGCCTGCTCGGTGAGGCCTGCGGCAGCCGGCGGGGCTGGGAGGGCCGCGGGCGCGGCGCCCTGGACGCCCGACCGGACGGCCTCCCGGAAGAAGAACCAGATCACCAGGATGACCAGGATGGGCGCGATGGCGATGGCCGCGCAGAGAAGCCCGCCCAGGGATTCCTTCATGGTGGAAAGTCTACGGAATCCCGTACCATGTCGGCATGAACCAGCGGACCCGCGAGGCTGTTCGCCGCATGGATTCGAAGCGCCAGGAGTGGTGGATCGTCCGGCGCGATAGCGACCCGGACGGTATTTGGTACGCGGTACTTGACCCGAAATCGGGGTGGGATTGGGCGTATAAAGTCGGTCGCGCCAAGTGGTTAGCGCACCACCGCATAACCCGCGCCCGTAAAGAATCTCGGACGGGCCGGAAACTGGAGGAGTTTCGCCGATTGGTCGATATGATCCGCCATAGCGGTGGCTCATCGGCGCGTTGAGGCGTGGAGCGTCCACGTAACTCGACTTTACATAACGCCGAGTAACCTAGGACTTTTCTAGGTTTTACGGGCCACCGCGGGGAGACCGCGTGGCTACGGACTTGGTGCTTCAACCGAGCGTAACGGGTGGGCTGACGCCGACCGAGAGGGCGGCGGCGAACTTCGAGCTAGTGCGGGTGATTGGTCCCGAGGTGAAGAAGCACCACGTGGACATCATCCAAGGACGCCCGTACCTGAAGGTGTCTGGCTGCCACGCCATCGCGAGCTCGCTGGGCTACACGACGGGCAACCTTTCCTGTCACTTCGTGGAGGAGTCCGGGTCGCTCCCCGCGCATTGGAAGGCCGAGGTCGGGGTCTACGACGCGATCAGCGGCCACATGGTTGCCAAGGGCATTTCGGCCGTCTTCATGAATGAGCCACGCTGGAAGAAGGCGGATCACTTCGCCTGCATGGGCATGGCAACGACGCGGGCGACCGGCCGCGCCTTGAAGGGCGTGATGGGCTGGGCGTTCGCGATGCTGGGCGTCGAAGGCTCCTTCTCGGAGGAGATGCCCATGGGAGGCGCCACGATGCCCCAGGAGGCGCCCGCTCCCGCGAAGGCGCTGCCAGCACCCTCCAAGGCGTCGAAGCCCGCAGGAGGCAAGCAGGCGTCCGCGCCGGCCTTTCAGGAGCTTCGCGGCGTTTGTGCAGGAGTGCAACCGAAGACCAGCAAGTCCAACAAGGAGTACTGGCGAGTCGGCATCGAAGCCGGCGAAGGCGTTGAGTGGTTCACCTCGTTCAAGCCCCTGAAGTTCGACGCAGGCGCCAAGATCGTCCTCCAGCTTGAGCCCTACCGCGACGGCGTGGTCGTGCACGACGGCTGGGTCGATCCGGCCGCCGAGGAGGTGCCGTTCTAATGGGCACCGTCACGCTCACCCAACGGGACTACGACGAGGCCCGCACCATTGCCGCCAGGCGGAACGAGTGGGCGGTCGCGAACGGCGGCCGCAACACCTGGGAGCCAACCGACGGCCACCCGCTGGCCCTGGACATCCTCGGCACCTGCGGCGAGATGGCCCTGATGAGGTTCCTCGGCTGTTCGGCCGACCCGAGGCACGACCCAGCCAGGCGGAAGGAGCCGGACGTCGGGCCCTTCGACGTGCGGACCACGGCGATCTCGGCCGGCAGCCTCATCATCCGCGAGCGGGACCCGGTCGACCGCTACCACGTGCTCGTCGTGCAGCTGGACCCGTTCCGCTACCGGATCGCCGGGTACTGCCACGGCAGCGTCCGCTACAGCGACGAGATCCACCAGTACGCGAGAGGCAAGCCAATCGCGTGGTTCATCCCGCAGGCGAAGCTCCTGCCGGCCGAGGAGCTGCATGAGCTCTACATGGACGCACAGCTGGAGGCCTACATGGCCGACCTCGGAAGGGAGGCCAAGGATGGCCAAGCTGTATCCGAGTGACATCTGGCGCCTGGGCGACGCCCTGGACCCGCTGGAGAAGCTGGTGGCCTTGGCGCTGCTGGACTACGGCGACCGGATCTACCCGTCGCAGTCGCACGTCGCAGCGAAGACGGGGCTGTCCCTTGCGACCGTCAAGCGGGTGATGCGGAGCCTCCGGGCGAAGCTCGTCATTTCCGCCAAGCGCAACCGAAAGGGCCTCGCATACGCCTTCGTGATGGGTCAGCCTGACACCAGTACTGGTGTCACACAGACACCACAAAAGTGTCAGCCTGACACCGGATCGGTGTCACACAGAGCTACTAACTATCCCAAGAACCCTCTTACCAACCAAGGCGCCGCCGAGGCGGCAGCCGGAGGGTGGGAGGTTCCATCGGATGTGGAGGGGCGGATAAGGATGCGCGACCCTCGCGCAGACCTGGCGTCCCAGAGGAAGGTCTGCCGGCGGGTGATGGCCCAGCACGGCCTTACCGAGGACGAGGCGCGTCGCTCATGGAGCGACCTCTGCCTCGGGTGGGCTCGAACGGGCCGGTCGGCCTACGACCTCCTGAACGAACAGGTCCAGCAGCTCGCCGGGGCTCGGGACGTTCGTGCCGTTCTCCTGCACCGGCTGAAGGGGGTGGCGGCATGAAGCGGTTCACGCTTGAGGAGAAGCCGCCCGCGCGACGCGACCCCATCGTGCTGCTGGTTGTTGCCTTAATCA